GACAAAATTACTGGTTTCCGTACACCGACGGTGACGGTAAAATTGTTGCTTACAAAAAGCGTGGCATCACTGAGAAAAAATTTAGCACTACAGGTGACTGGTCTAACGCTCAGTTGTTCGGAATGAGTCACTTTGCCAAAGGTGGCAAATATGTAACTTTGGTAGAGGGTGAGCATGATTGTAGTGCAGCATTTCAAATGCTCGGATCTAAATTTCCAGTGGTGTCAATTAGGAATGGTGCAGCCAGCGCATCAGTCGATGTTCGTAAGTATTACAAGTGGCTCGATAGCTTTGATAATGTTGTGGTGTTCATGGATAACGATGAGCAAGGTAAGGCTGCTGTCGAGGCTATCACTAAGGTTCTTGGATCTAAAATTAAAGTGTTTAAGCCTCAAGCTGATTACAAAGATGCTTGTGACTATCTGTCCAGAGGTGATGACAAGATCTTTATGGATACTTGGTGGAAAGCAGAACGTCATGTTCCAGAGGGAATTGTAAGCTCTTCATCGTTGCGAGAAGAGGTTCTAAAACGACCTACGAAGGCTGTTGTTCGATATCCCTTTCAAGCACTAGATGAGATGACGATGGGTATCCGGGAAGCAGAGCTTGTGACTGTCACCGCTGGGTCAGGTCTTGGTAAGTCACAGTTTATTAGAGAGCTTGCTTACAGCATCTTTAATCAGACCAATGACAACTTCGGAATCATGTTTCTTGAAGAAGACAAAGCAAGAACAGCAAGGTCACTGATGTCTTTACACTTAAACAAACCAATACATCTACCAGACACTGAGGTTTCTGATGAAGAATTAGCTGATGCTTATAATGCCTTACTGAAGGATGACAGGTTCTATTTCTATGACCACTTTGGATCTAATTCAATCGACACGATTGTGGATAACGTCCGGTACTTTGCTCGTGCCTTGAACTGTAAATACATTTACCTCGATCACGTTTCAATAGTCGTGTCAGCGCAGGAAGCGAGCGATGAACGCAAAGCAATTGATGAGATTATGACTAAACTCCGAATGCTTGTGCAGGAGACAGGTATCACCCTTTTCTTGGTGTCTCACCTTAAACGTCCAGAGGGTAAGGGTTTTGAGGATGGAGCGCAAGTCTCTGTATCAGCTCTGAGAGGCTCTGGATCGATAGCTCAGTTGTCGGACATTGTTATCGGCTTAGAGCGTTCTAGCCAGCATCCTGACCTTACTGAGCGCAATACTACACAGGTCAGGGTTTTAAAGAACAGGCACTCCGGTCAGGTTGGTCCTGCTGGTCGATTACTTTATGATTTAAAGTATGGTAGGATGTGTCAACGTCTTGATGAAGAGGACGAGAATGCTTTATGAAGAAATATAAATATTTAGTCTGGGCTAATGTTTACGGAGGCTGCGGAGAACACTACAATACGCTTGTAGCTAAAGGCTCTTTGGCTTATTGTAAAGAACGGTACTATGATTGTTGTGATGACCCAGATGAGTATCGAGGTGTTTACATTGAAAAGTATATTCCTGTTGTTGGAGAACCAGATCTGGAGGACTTTTGAGAAACATAATTATTGATGTAGAAACCGACAGCACCATCAGTCAGATCTGGTGTGCTGTCACCAAAGACTTAACAAATAAAGAGGAGGCTAAAGTATGGACTCAAGCAAGCGAGTTACAAAAGTATCTAAGACCAAACGATATCTTGATTGGTCACAACATCGTAGGATTCGATGCTCCAGTGCTAAAGAAGCACTGGAACTTGAATATAGAATCAAGCCAATTGCGAGACACATTATTAATGTCAAGGCTACTAAACCCAGTTCTCGAAGGAGGACACTCGCTAAAATCATGGGGACTACGGTTAGGAAAGCACAAAGGAGAATTCACAGCTTTCGATGGAGGGCTGTGTGATGAGATGGTTGACTACTGCATCCAGGATGTCGAAGTCACTGCTACACTATTTGAGAATCTTAGTAGAGATCTACTCGACTGGGGTGAGTCACCTACTCTTGAAAATCAAGTCGCTGTTATTCTTAAAGAACAAGAAGATATTGGATTCAAGCTCGATGTTAAGAAAGCAGTCTTCCTTTTGGTTGACTGGAGGAAAAGACTGGCAGAAATTGAGGAAGAATTACAAACAGTTTTCAGACCTATTGTAACTGAGCGTGTTAGCGAGAAGACAGGCAAAAAACTCAAGGACAAAATAGAAATCTTTAATCCCGGTAGTCGTAAACAGATAGCAGAACGTCTCATGGCTCTGGGTTGGAAACCTACCAAGCACACTGAAAAAGGTTCTGTCATTGTCGATGAGAAGGTTCTGTCTAACATAGATATACCAGAGGCTAAACTAATCTCTGAGTATCTTCTTCTTCAGAAAAGAATTACTCAGGTTGAGAAGTGGATTGACTACGCTGACAGGAACGATAGAGTCCACTGTCGTGTGATTACGAATGGAGCAGTGACAGGACGCATGACTCATAGCAAACCAAATCTGGCTCAAGTGCCGAGGGTAGGTAATCCGTTTGGTAAAGAGTGCAGAGAATGCTGGACGGTAGAGGATGGTAATGTACTGGTAGGTATAGATGCTAGTGGTCTTGAGTTGCGTATGCTTGCACACTACATGCGTGATGATGATTACACTAATGAGATATTGAGTGGTGACATCCACACAGCTAACATGAAGGCAGCAGGTCTTACTAACAGAGATCAATCCAAGACTTTTATCTATGCTTTTCTTTATGGAGCTGGACCAGCTAAGATCGGTCAGATTGTAGGTGGTGGTGAGAAAGAAGGTAAGAAGTTAATTGATAGCTTTCTTACTAACACACCTGCTTTGCATAAGCTAAAAGAAAAAGTTAATCGGATAGCTGAGAAAGGTTCTCTTCCTAGCCTCGATGGGAGGCGTTTAATTGTTCGATCTCAACACGCTGCTCTTAACACTTTGCTGCAGGGAGCTGGTGCTGTGGTTATGAAAAAGTCTCTAGTATTACTACATTCCAAATTAAAAGCTGGTAAAATACACGGCTCTTTTGTCGCTAATGTTCATGATGAATGGCAAATAGAGACAACAAAAGAACTTGCTGAATCTGTAGGTCGTTTAGGCGTTCAGTCAATTCAGGAAGCAGGACTCGCTTTAGGGCTACGTTGTCCACTCGATGGCGAGTTTAAAATAGGTGCTAATTGGGCAACAACACACTAAGAGGAATATATGGCTAATCTAAAACCAGTAGTAGTGCAAGCAGATGTTATGTGGGCTTTTCTTGACACACCTAACGAGATGAGTGGTAAGTACCAGGTAGACTTGTGTAACCTCTCAACAAAGGCTATCGATGAGCTTGAGTCGATGGGTGTCAATGTCAAGAAGAAAGATGACAAAGGCTTTTACGTTACAGCTAAGTCTAAGAACTATCCTATAAAGGCTGAGTTGTCTGATGGCTCACCAATTACTTGCAAGATTAAGAATGGCTCCAAAGCAATAGCTACTCTTAAACCGTATGCTTACAACTGGAAGGGCAAAACAGGTGTAGGAACAGGCATCAACAAGTTAGTCATAACTGATTTGATTGAGTATGTTCCTTCTTCTGATCCAGTGGCTGAAGAGTCGTTGTAATTTGTCTAAGTCGATGAACAATGCTAAGGCACTCATCGATGGAGATATTCTGATTTATCGTATTGGTTTTTCTTCTAATGAACCTGATGAGGAAAAGTTTGCTATTTCTCGGATGGGTAATTTTGTTGATAGGTTGATTAAGGTCACAGGAATAGATTCTTATGAAGGCTATCTGACAGGGAAGAAAAACTACAGATCAGAAATTGCTACTGAGCAAGCTTACAAAGGGAATCGTAAAGAGGCTAGAAGACCAGTCCATTACGATTCTCTGCGTGAGTATCTCATTACTAAGTGGGGCTTTAAACTCCAAGAAGGTCAAGAGGCTGATGATGCTATCGGAATTAAAGCATATTCATTACCAGAAGATTCTAGCTGCGTCATGACTATAGATAAAGACTTAGACATGATTAGAGGATGGCACTACAACTTTGTCAAAGAAGATTTGTATTATGTTACCGAAGCTCAAGCCATTAAGAATTTCTACATTCAGATTCTTACTGGTGATCGAGTTGATAACATACCTGGTCTTAAAGGTATTGGTCCAGTCAAAGCCAGGAAGATTCTGGAAAACTGCACAACTGAGAAAAGTCTTTTCAAAGCTGTGAGTGAGAAGTATGATCATGACATTGATAAACTAACTGAACGTGGAAGGCTCTTATGGATAAGAAGAAAAGAGAAGCAATTATGGAAACCGCCAAACACTTCACGATAGGTTATGTCCAGTGGGTTGATGCTGTTGCTGATGCAGGATGGGAGGATAATTCTAAAGCTGATGTCCATCCTGTTCTAAGTATTGGGTTTATTGTTGACGAGACAAAAGATGCTATTTGTCTTGCTGCTGCAATCTCTTACGATCAGTCTAACTCTAGGATACACATACCTAAGCAGTGGATTAAAAGTATTAAGAAAGTAAGACTAGATAAATTTTTAGATACAGGGAGAAAGTCATCAAAACCCAAAGCGCAAAAGCCAAAGGCAGAAAGTTACAACAGTGGTTCAGAGATCAACTTATTGAACAATTCTCGTTTTCCAGGTCCGATGTAAGATCAACTAGCATGGGGGCTGGAGGCGAGGACATACTGTTCTCTCAAGAAGTAGGAGATCAGTTAGGTATATCTATTGAATGTAAATCAAGAGAGTCTATGGCTGTTTATGCTTTCTACTCACAGGCTGCTGACAACTGTCCTGAAGGTAGACAACCAACAGTCATTATCAAACAGAATCATTCTAAGCCTCTTGCTGTTATCGATGCTGAATACTTTGTTACTTTATTAAAGGGAACCAATGAGACACTTGATAATTCCTGATACACAATGCAAGCCTAATAACTCATTCGATCACTTAGCGTGGGCAGGTGAGTACGCTGTTAAGATTAAACCTGATGTCATCGTTCACCTGGGAGATCACTGGGATATGCCTAGCCTAAGCGTTTATGACATTGGTAAGAAGTCGTTTGAGGGTAGAACTTATCATGATGATATCGAGGCTGGTAACAAAGCTATGGATACCTTCATGAAACCTATCATTGCAGAACAGAAGAGGCAGCGACTAAACAAGAAGAAAGTCTGGAAACCTAAAAAGGTCTTTCTTATTGGTAATCATGAGTACCGCATCGACAGAGCTATCGAGTCTGACAGGAAGCTAGAGGGACTGATTGGTTATGATGATTTTAATTTAAAGAAATATAACTGGGAGGTCCGTCCTTTTCTCGATGTAGTGGTCATCAATGGGATAGCTTACAGTCACTACTTTACTTCTGGTGTTATGGGTAGACCTGTCAGTAGCCCTAATCTTTTATTACAAAAGAAACACATGAGCTGTGTCATGGGTCATGTCCAGGACAGGTCTATAGCGTTCAGTAAGAAAGCTGATGGCTCTAGGATCACTGGTCTATTTGCTGGTATCTTCTATCAACATGATGAGGAGTATCTTAATCCTCAGACTAATGGTAGCTGGTCTGGAGTGTGGGTGTTCAATGAAGTCACCAGTGGTAGCTTTGACGAGATGCCAATCAGTTTAAATTATCTAAGGAAGAAATATGGAAAAAATACTAACAGTAATTAGTTTAGGCGTAGGAGTACAAAGTTCGGCTATGGCTCTTATGGCTGCTAAAGGTGAGCTACCTATGCCTGACTGCGCTGTCTTTGCTGATACAGGGGCAGAGCCTTCTTCTATTTATTCTTATTTAGAGTTTTTAAAAACAGAGTTACCTTTTCCTATTTATGTAGTGCAGAAAGGAAACTTAACAGAAGATACTATGAAGGAAGGAGAACGATTTGCATCAGCTCCTTTCTTTATTAAAAATCTTGATGGTAGTAAAGGAATGTTAAGGAGACAATGCACTAACGAATATAAAATACAACCAGTAAGAAGAAAAGTTAGAGAGCTTTGTGGTGTTGGATTTGGTAAAAGATTTCCTAAAGGAAAATATGTCGAACAATGGATAGGAATATCTACTGATGAAATTCAAAGAATGAAACCGTCAAGAGATAAGTACATTGAGAATAGACATCCTCTTATTGAATTAAACATCAGTAGGCAACAATGCTTACAGTGGTTTAAAGATAATAACTACCCTTTACCAGAGAAGTCTGCTTGTTTCTTTTGTCCTTATAAGAGTGACGATCATTGGATAGAAACTAGAGATAGAACTCCAAAAGAGTTTGAGCAAGCAATAGCTTTTGATAAAGGATTAAGATCAACAAGCAATCCTAGAATTAAGGGACAAATGTTTTTACATAGGTCTTGTACTCCCTTAGATCAAGTAGAGTTTAAATCTAAAAAAGTAGACAATCAGATGGATCTTTTTGATAACGAATGTGAAGGGATGTGTGGGCTATGACTATAAAAAAAGTGTTAGACGATAGAGAAAAAAGATACGGTCAGTATCAGGTGGTTAGTAAGATTAGTCAGGAATTAAAATATATTATGCAGTATTCTCCTAACTATTCTAAAATGCCTGACTACATGAAGGAATCTCTCGATCTGATTGCAAACAAGTTAGCTAGGATTCTTAATGGTGATCCTCTCTATGATGATTCTTGGAGGGACATTTCAGGATACTGTACTTTAGTGTTGATGGAAATAGAAGACATGGAGAACTCAGATGAATCTCACGATTCCTGAACTTATAGAAAAATTATCTGTAGTAGATGAAATAGAAATAATTGAAATGTTAGATCTTACGTCTTTAGATATATTAACTAGATTTGAAGATATTGTAGAAAACAATTATGACAAACTTATAGAGGAAATAGAATGATGGATTTTTATCAAGAGTATATTGCTAAGTCTCGATACTGCAGATTCGTGCAGGATGAGGGACGTAGAGAGAACTGGTTTGAGACAGTCGATAGATACATGGACTTCATGAAGAACCATCTGGAGACTAAACATAACTATGTGATACCTATGGAGACAGACTCAGAGTTACGTGAGGCTATCAAGAACTTAGAGGTTGTGCCTTCTATGCGTTCTATCATGTCAGCAGGTAAGGCTCTGGACAGAGACAACACAGCAGGGTACAACTGTAGTTATCTACCTGTTGATGATCCTAAAGCATTTGATGAGGCTATGTACATACTACTGTGTGGCACTGGTGTAGGTTTCAGTGTTGAGCATAAGTATGTTGACAAGTTACCTGAGATACCTGAGAAGTTATTCAAGTCAGACACCACTATCGTTGTTGCTGACAGTAAAGAAGGTTGGGCTAAAGCATTACGCCAGGTTATTGCATTGCTGTACTCTGGTGAGATACCTAAGTGGGACTTACGAAAGGTCAGACCAGCAGGTGCTAGACTCAAGACCTTTGGTGGTAGAGCTAGTGGACCAGCACCACTCAACGAGTTGATTGAGTTTGTAATTAACAAGTTTCAAGGTGCAGCAGGACGTAAGCTCAACACACTAGAGTGCCATGACATTATGTGCAAGGTAGCTGAGGTTGTAGTAGTGGGTGGTGTTAGACGTTCAGCTATGATCTCACTGTCTGATCTGGAAGATGACAAGATGAGACACGCTAAAGTAGGACAGTGGTGGGAAGCTAATCCGCAACGTGCATTGGCTAACAACTCTGCTGTGTATGCTACCAAGCCTGATGTCGGTCAGTTTCTAAACGAGTGGACCAGCTTGTATCACAGTCATAGTGGTGAGCGTGGTATCTTTAATCGTGAGGCTGCTGTAGCTACTGCTAAGAAGAATGGTCGCAGAGATACAGACTTCGAGTTTGGTACTAACCCATGCTCAGAGATTATCCTTAGACCCTATCAGTTCTGTAACTTGTCTGAGGTAGTGGTACGAGATACAGATACCAAGTACGACCTAGAACGTAAGGTCAGACTAGCTACTATATTAGGAACGTATCAGTCTACAATGACTCACTTTCCTTATCTCAGAAAAGTATGGCAGAAGAATACTGAGG